AACCCTCTTCTTTAAATAAGATCTCTCCTAATCTTCATTGTGTTGTTGATGAAGATCTAGATCCTTCGACTTTTCCTGGTGGAATTAGTGCTGTAAAACAATATCTAGTAGTTAAAAAAGAACGGCGTGAAAAAATTTTCATGCATAAAACTCATCCAGATTTTGAATTTCTTTCTTATGAGAAGAGATTTGATGCAGATGTATTTGTGGGTGAGTACGGATGTGGACCCAGTGGTAGAGTCAAAACAGAGAACTTTACTCACTATGCCAAGGGACATCACTTTATTAAGGTACGAGATCCTAAAGTGGTTGATAATATGGTAGAATTTGCTGATAAGTTTAGAGAAGCAGCATCACAGTGTAATGGTCGATATCATTTTGGAAAGAATGATTTGATCTCGACCTATATTAAATGTATCGAAGAAAGAGATGGCAAAGAACAAACATAATATGAATGTTGGATCTACGATTGAGAGATCCGATGAAAGAATTAAAGTAACTCAAGAAGTCTTCACACCGATGGAACTTGTTGAGAGTATGATTGATGATATTGATATTAAACTACTAAAAGATCCAAAGAGTACTTTTATCGACAACTCTGCTGGATGTGGGAACTTTTTGATTGCTCTCAAGAAAAAACTACTGAATTATCATACTGAAGAACATATTCTGAATCATATGTTATATGCGGTAGAGATGATGGAAGACAATCATAAAGAGTTATGTCAAAATCTTGGTGTTCCTATTGATCATCCGCATTATGTGTGCCATGATGCTCTCACATATGATTATTCCTTTGGGGAACCCGTTGGGGTGGAACAGTTCTTCTAGTGGCACAGGGGGTTCCTTCGGGGATCCCTTTCTGCTATAATAGTTTTATCGGCAAGGAATTCGTTCACCGCCGATGTTGATCTTTAGACTAATACAAATGTCTCACACTTTTATTGATCGGTGCTCCGCACCAGACCCTTCTAATGTCGTTCTGACATCTCTCCCCAGAATGAAAGTTAAAGGATCTCGTTTTGTAGAGACCATTATTCTTCCTGTTGAAAATATTGATCGTGGAGGAGAATGGGAAGAGAGTCAAATTCGAGTTGCTGGAACTAACAGCGAAAACAAACAGAATCTAAAAGAAGATCTCAGTAGGGGTATTCGTTACAATGAGTTGCCACCCATTGTAATGAAGCAAGACAATCAATATAAACTTATTGATGGTTTTACTCGCACTTGGGCACTTCTTGAACTTGCTCAAAAGTATTGGGTTTTTGATCTCTATGAGATGGAAACTGATGCCGACCAAGATAGTGTTCTTAAAGACATTAAACTTGGTGCTAATGCCCATGCTCCCTGTCGTGGTGCTGCTCAGGAAGATTTCGAAAATGTTGGAAAAGAGCATGTTAAAAATGGTGTAATCAAAAAAGATTATGATGCCATTCTTGATTGGGTGAAAAGCGTTCCTAACGTTTTCAGTGAGAAAACTCAAAAAACTATTGCGACACGTATTTTCAAAGAAACTGTAAGTTCAACAAAACTTCGTTCTTTGGAACTTAGTGATGTAAAGAAAATCGTTCGTGGAGAAACTGAATACCAAGTCGGTGGTAAGTTGGATCAAAAGAATCGTTATGGGCGTGTGGTAAATGCTGCTAACGATCTCTATACTCTTCGTAATTTCAAGTTTATTCTTGAGGATTATGCTAAGACAGGTCGTTCTACGATGGTAACACTTTATAGTTCTAGTGCTCTCACTCCAGAAGAACTGAAAGAACAGCGAAATACTGCTAAAACTGAGTTGGAAACTTTCCATACTCTTGCTATTCGTTATGTTTCCAAGTTTCTTGAAACTGGTGTGAAACCCTTTGAGATTGTGGGTTCTATCGCTCAAATCAAAGGTGATGAGGAAAATCAGGTGATTGTTCCTTTTGACTGATTAGGTAAAACCAGTTCGCAGACCGTCCACTGGGTTTCCTGGTGGGCGGTTTTCTGCTATAATAGTCCCATACGCGATGAGGAAGTGATGCAACTCCGACCCCACCAGCAAGACGCTCTGGATGCTCTTGCCGAGTATCTGAAGGGTCAGGTGACCATCCCTACTGGTGGTGGTAAGACCCTTGTGGGTATCTGCGATGCCATGCGTGTGTTTCAGTCTGATTCTCCCAAGACCATCGTGGTAGTGGCACCACGTATCCTTCTGGCAGAGCAGTTGTCTGCTGAGTACCTTGAGTTTATCACCAATGCTCAGGTTCTGCACGTCCACAGCGGTGAGACTCATCACTTCAGCAGCACTCGCCCGAATGTGATCCGTGCCTGGTATGAGCAGGTGCAGGGGCACAAACTCATCTTCACCACTTACAACTCTCTGCAGCGCCTGCAACAGGCAGATATTCACGTCGATACCATTTACTTTGATGAAGCGCATAATTCGGTCCAACGTAACTTTTTCCCTGCTACGGAGCACTTCTCTTCTACTGCTAACCGCTGCTATTTCTTCACTGCTACTCCTAAGCATTCTCTCACTGTTTCAAAACCTGGGATGAATGATGTTGCCGTTTATGGTAACGTTATTTGCAATGTTCCTGCTCCCAAGTTGGTTGAGCAAGGTTATATCCTGCCCCCTAAGGTTGTTGTGAAGCAACTGGACATGGTTCAGGACAAGCAGATGATTGCTGATCGTGATTCTCAGAACCTGCTAGATACTATTGATGATAATGATCTGGGTAAGATCCTGATTGCTGCCCGTTCTACCAAGCAGATCATCAAACTGTTGGCAGAGTCTGACTTCCGTCAGCAACTTGCCGAGCGCGGTTACTCCTGCATGTATATCACTGCTAAGACTGGTGCCATCATCGATGGGCAGAAGGTGAATCGTGAGGTGTTCTTCGACACTCTCAATGCCTGGGGCAAGGATCCCTCTAAGAAGTTTGTGGTCCTCCATCACAGCATTCTGAGCGAGGGGATCAACGTCAGTGGTCTGGAAGCGGTCCTGTTCATGCGGAACATGGACTACATTGGCATCTCCCAGAGCATCGGGCGTGTGATCCGCCTAGGAGGCGCTGAGAAAACGTTTGGTCTAGTGTGCGTTCCTGTCTACGACAAGGTGGGCATCAGCACTGCCAAGAGCGTTCAGGCAGTGGTAGACACCGTTTTCAATCAGGGTCTGCCTGCCGTTTCAGTGGTCCGCCGCTGATACTGGCACACTCTGCCCCGACTCTACCCCACTCTACCCTATAATAACCAAAGAACCAAAGAGTTCTACAAACAACTAGACCCAGGAGGTCATCATGTTAGATCAATCATTTTTTCCTTCACCAGTTCGTGAAGAAAAACAAATAAAGAAATACAAAGAATATGATATCAGTGTAGATATTTTAGAAAATTTCTTAAAAGGTGAAATTGTAAGACCTACATGGGATCATAGGAATGTTGGATCATTGTATTCTGTCTGCATCGACACAGAAACATGGAAGGACATGCACCCAAATCAATCAATGGCTTTTTGTAAGTGTGGACGTATTGCTCTACAGAACATTAACCGCAAGTATGGGAAAGGTATGGACATCGCTGCCCTACATTTCCCTGGTTTGAAGGAGAATTGTATCCGCAAAGGATACATCTGGGATTCTGGTTTGTGACCACTCTTTAAACTGGTACACTCTCCACAATTCCCTCCCATTTCTCCAGTATAATTACTAGGTAATCAAAGGAACTCACAATGATCTGCGAAGTTAAACTCTACGTTGCTGGCAAAGTTTTTGTTGAGAAAGTTCACGCTCGTGACTATCAGGACGCTCGCCAAGTTGCCCTTGCTCGCAATCCTAATGCTAAAGTTCTGGGTGTGACTGCTGTTTTCTGATGGGATTTCTCAAACCACATATCGATCGTCCTGGTGTTCTTGACCCAACACCAGGAGATCCGCAAGGTTTCGTTACAAACGATGGAATGTGGGCAGCAATTCCGTTTGCTGGAAAGAAAAAGGGGTTTGCGATTATACATAATGGCAAACACGTTGCAGAGTTTAAGACTTACAAACAATCTGTTGACTTTATCAAGAAACAGATTAAAATCCAGAAAAAGCAAACGTCAACTCTTGAGGAGTTCCTATGACTGATAAACACGAAAAGCGCCGTGATGCACTTGGTCTGTTTTACGAAAGTGTTCTCAAACCAGATTCAGAATTGCGACAATGTGCTCACAATCAGCAGTGTTTTCATGAGTTGATGGAATGGCGAGACGAAATTATCAGATATTTGGATGAGCGTAGGAACCAGGAGTTCAACTAATGGACTCCCATTACATAATACTCTCACTGTTCGCAGCGGCAGCGTATTTCATCATAACTGATGAGAGCGTTGCCGCTGCGTTTTTTTATGTCACAAAGTTAGTAAAAGCATACACACAACGCCAGTGGTGGTGGTTTTTACACAATCCACGCAATCCTGTGGTAAAATATCTCATATACCGTCGTTCTCTCAAAATGGCAGAAGAGATGATGGCAAAAATAAATACAGATAAAGAGAAAGAATAGTATGCTTTCTACACAATATCGTCTCCGATTAGAGTTTATTTGTAAGTGTATTGCAAATGGAGAAGAAGTCAAACTGGATGACATGATCTGGGCAGAAAAACTTGGTAAGGCAAATACTTCTGCCAGAGAGATGCTTAAAAGAGCAAGAGGTCGTGCTGCAAACCCTGATATGGTTGAGGGTAGTATGGACGACTTCATGAATAAGATGGGGCTAGGTGATCCTGATCCATCAAATCATCGCACTGGTTTTGGTAGTGCTGATGAAATAGTAGACTGGTTTAACCAGGATAAACCCGACGACTGGAGGCAACGCGACTAATGAACGAAACAGTAGTAATTTATAGTAATGGAAGTCAAGAATGCGAACGTATGACTATGTTACTCAAATCTCTTGAGGGAGAATTTTTAGAGTACAAATTAAATCAACATTTTACTCAAAAAGGATTTGAATCTGAGTTTGGTAAAGATGCTGAATATCCCCAGATTAACATTGGATACAGGCATGTTGGCAGTATGAAAGAAACACTTCAGTATATGAAAGATCAGGGGTTGTTTGCTTGAGTACTTGACAAATAAAATAATTTTTTGCTATGCTATCTACAACATAATATACATCATGAACTACAAACCATACTCACCAGAGTGGCATAGAAAACGCTACCTAAAAGAGGCACTTGATAAGTATTTGGATGATTGTGCTAGTAATGATGTCATTATTAATGACATTTTAAGTATTATTTCTGATCGATCTGAATTAGCATACAAAGAATTCAGTAAACTGAATGACTTAGAAGCAAAACTACACAAACAGTAGAAATGTGTCACTTTTAAGACATTTTGTTGTTGAGTAATTGATCTTGTGTTTAAATAGACATGATTCGCAAATACTTATGAAAGTAGGACTTATCGGACTTGGACGCATGGGCGAAGGTATGGCTCGCCGCATGAAAGATAGAGGAAATATTGAGGTTTGGGGGTATAGAAACAACTATGAAAAAGCTCAAGAACAATATGAAGCGGGTTATATCAGTGGATGTACCACTTCTATACAAAGCCTTGTTCAAATAATTCACAGTTACAAGTCTGTTTCTGATAGGAAACCAGGCATCTTTATGATGGTTGTACCAGCAGAAACAGTAGAGGAAACGATCAATGAGTTACTACGATATTGTCGTGAAGGCGATATTATTATTGATCATGGCAATAGCAATTTTAAGGACAGTCGGAAAAGAGCAGAGCGTTGTGCAAAACTGGGCATCGCGTATATTGACTGTGGCACTAGTGGTGGTGTTTATGGTTTGGACCGTGGATACTGTCTTATGGTTGGTGGCGGAGATACTGCGGTCGCCACTTGTGCGCCCATTTTTAATACACTCGCCCCAGGAATTGCTGCCGCCGAACGTACACAACCTGACTCTTGGGTAAGTCAAGCAGAAACTGGGTGGTTACACTGTGGTGGTCCAGGAGCAGGTCACTTTGTAAAGATGGTCCATAATGGAATCGAATACGGAATCATGCAAGCATACGCAGAAGGATTTAATATCCTGCATGAAGCTAATGCTGGGAGCAAATATGTCAAGGCAGGTGATGCTGAGGTGGCTCCGATGGAGAATCCGCAAGATTATTGCTACGACATTAACGTTGCTAAGGTGGCTGAGTTGTGGCGTCGTGGTAGTGTGGTTGGGTCTTGGTTACTTGATCTTACCGCTGATGTTCTATCACGCGATCCAGAACTTCGCAAATTCGATGGGGGAGTTAGCGATAGTGGTGAGGGTCGTTGGACTGTCCACGCTGCTGTGGATCTCGGTGTTCCAGCCCCTGTTATTTCTTCTGCTTTATTCTCCCGATTCGAATCCAGAAGACTTGGAACATTCGCAAATAAAGTCCTAAATGGTATGAGAGCAATGTTTGGAGGACATGACGTAAGATGAGCGACACAGAACAACTTTTAAAAATCATCGCAGAACAACTTGGGGGAACGTTAAAACACTATGAATGTTCCGATAGAACTACCCGTCACAAAAAATATGTGATAGAATATGGGCAAGAGAAAAAACAATGATGAACCCCCTATCCGCAGTTAAAAACACTAGAGTTGTTTACTCTAAATTTCTAGAAAGGAAAGTTCGTGAGGTACAGGTTCAATTTAAGGATGAACCACCCGCATGGATACCCTACGAAACTTTACTTGCTATTGAGGAAACTCGTACTTACCAATAATGAAAGAATTTGATTATGAACTCCCTTATGAGGAACTTGACTTCACGGATCCAGAAATTCGTGGACTTTATCGTATTGGAAGGGGAGAGCAAGGAGTTCTATTGGTACGCCCTTATACAAACGATATTTGTGCTCACTGGCGATTCGTAGATGAAGAAACTGCTACTAAGAGTTCTAATAAAATATACGAAATGTTCTGTTCGTACAGACGGAACAAGGATTTTATT